GGCATCATTGCCAACGCCCTGACCCAGCGGTTCGCGGCCGACCGGCTGCAGATCGCTGAACAAGAAGAGAAGCTCCATCAGCTGACCAAGGCCCGCGACCAGGCTGGCTACGAGGCAGCCTTCTCCGAGATCGATCGCAAGCGTCTCCAGGCCGCTCCCGAGGGCTGGTTTCCCAAGTCGAGCAGCGTGAAGGTGGCGGTCGAAGACACCAACGAGGTCATCCAGATCAGCTTCGCCGAAGCGCAGCGGGTGCCCTACGAGGTGCACGACAACCGCCACGGCACCCATATCGCCTCGATCATCAAGCCCGACCACCCCTATATGGCCGCGCGCAACGCGGTGCGGGACGCCAAGGCCATCAAGGAGGCCATGGAAAAGGACGTGCAGGAGCGCGAGCGCGCCCTTCGCGCCAAGGTCAAGGCGGTCATCGAGAGCGTCACCACCGTCGGCCGTCTGGTCGAGGTCTGGCCTGAGGTCCAGGACTTCCTGCCTGAGGTCATGGCGGGGCCGAAGGGCAATCTGCCGGCAACCCTCATCAGCGACCTGAATGCCGAGCTCGGCATCGTGCGGGAGGCCGCCTAACATGCATGTGATCCGGACCCGGAACGTCCAGGAGGCGCTGCCCAAGGCGCTCGTCGACCTGGACCAGGTAGGCATCGACCGCGAGAGCAGGAACGGGCCCGTGCGCCTGTTTCCGGGTCCGGTCACCACCGTCTATGAAGAACCGTGCGAGCGGGTGATCTACTACCCAGAGCGCGACGCCAACCCGTTCTTCCACCTCTTCGAGAGCCTGTGGATGCTGGCAGGGCGCAACGACGTGAAGTACGTGGCGCACTTCGTCAAGCGGATGAAGACGTTCAGCGACGACGGCAAGACCCTGCACGGGGCCTACGGCGCGCGCTGGCTCAACTGGTTTCAGCAGCCGACCCCTGATGGCGAGGGCTTCATGCTGCAGGATCAGCTGCTCGACGTGATCGACGCTCTCAAGCGCAATCCCGACGACCGCCGCCAGGTCATCAGCATGTGGGACGGCCATGTCGACCCGCCGACCGCGCGCGCCGGGGGCAAGGACGTGCCCTGCAACACGCACATCTACGTCTCGGTCAGCACCGAAGGGCGGCTGGACATGACGCTGTGCAATCGCTCGAATGACGTGGTGTGGGGTGCCTACGGGGCCAACGCGGTCCACTTCTCGTACCTCCAGGAATTCCTGGCGGCCGGGGTCGGTGTGCCGGTCGGTCGGCTCTACCAGATGAGCAACAACCTCCACGCCTACCACGCCACGCTGGAGCAGGTGCAGCCCATCCTCCAGCGGGTGCCCTACAACCCCTATGCCGAGGGGCTGGTCGAGCCCTACCCGCTCGTCTCCACCAACATCAAGCAGTGGCGCGAGGACCTGAGCGTGTTCCTCGACGTTGGACCTACCCCTGGGCTTCGTGACCCGTTCTTCCGCCGCGTCGCCATCCCCATGTGGCTGGCCCACCAGGCGTACAAGGAAGCAGACGACCTGGAGCGGTTCGAGCTCGCCTTCGAGAACCTCAGCCAGTGCCACGCGGCCGACTGGCGGGTGGCCTGCCAGGAATGGCTGGAGCGCCGTCGGGACGCCCAGGCGAAGCGTGAAGAGGAAGCTGAGTGATGGGCGGCGGTGGAACAATTCTAGGCGGCCGTCCCAGCTGGGAAGCCGAAGACGAGGTGAAGGCCATGCAGCGCCAGTGCGCTGAGGCAGCTGAAAAGGACCGGGGCGGCTGGGGCCCGATTGCTGACATGGTCATCCAGAGCCGCTCTGGCGGCGCGGTGGAGCGGTGCCACGGCATTCCCCACCAAGGGTCCTACTCGAATGCGGCCCATAGCTGGGGCGTCGCCATGCTGATGTGGTACCTGTGGCCGGACGACTTCCCCCGGCTGGCAGCCTACTGCCTCAGCCACGACGTACCTGAGGCCTGGGTAGGCGACAGCCCGGCTCCGGTGGGCCGCTACGTGCCCGGCTTCAAGAACGAGGTTGGCAAGCTGGAGACCCGAATCAATCATTCGCTCGGTCTCCCGGCCGAGCACGATCTGGACGAGCTCGACTTCGCCAAGCTCAAGGCCTGTGACCGGCTGGAGTTCTGGCTGTGGAGCAAGGAGCAGCTGCTCCGGGGCAATCTGTATGCCCAGGAAGGGCTGACCGAGATCGAACGGTACTTCGACGAGGTGCCATTGCCGCCACGCGGACAGGCCCTGCTCGATGCGCTCAAGGCGCGCGAGAACCTCCTGCCACGCCAGTCGGGTGTGATCAAGGAGCTCTGCGAGTGATGGAGGATGAAATGGGCTTGCTGTCTGCTAACCAACGCCAGGTCGGCGGTGACCACTACAAGAACGGGCTGCTCGAACACTGGGACCTGATCGAGCGCCACGGCATCGGCTACCTGGAGGGCTGCGCCACCAAGTACGTGGCCCGCTGGCGCAAGAAGAACGGGCTCCAGGACCTGGAGAAGGCCGACCACTACGTCCAGAAGCTCATCGAGCTCTATGACGAGGGTGTCCGCTTGCCGCGCGGGGTGGTGCCGCACGAGACCATCGCCGAATTCTGCCGGGTCAACGGCTGCGACGCGGTCGAGGCCGGGGCGCTCAACATGCTGCTGCACTGGAGCAACCGGGCCCACTTGATCGAGGCGCAGAAAGACATCCGCTCGCTCATTGCCACCTGCCGCATGGTGCACAGCCAGGGCACAGCGCAAGACGCGAGCTTGTAACAGAAAGGGAGATCAATGCTGCACTCAGACTATTTGGCAGAGAGCCCGTCGCAACCACGCCCAGGAATGGCTAACAACCTGCCGGGGGCGATGGCTACCAAGCCGGGCTGGAATGACCCGGTGATGAAGGCCGCCAAGCTGTTCGGCTGGCTGTACGCAATCGAGAAGGCCGGGTCCGAAGACCGGCTGGAAAATCACCGTGAGTGGGCCGATGTCGGGGTGCGAGCGAAGCCAATGCTGCTCCACGTCCGCCACCTGCTGCCCATGTTCGACAGGGTGTGGGCGGATCAAGGGCGCAAGAGCGAGCCTGGCAAGGCGCTCCACAACAGGGTCTGGTACATGTACCACTGGCGCGACGGCAAAGAGCTCCACCATGGTCGCAGCGTCGAGCATCCCCAGAATAGCAAGAACCTCCAGCCCTACCGCGACATCGCCAAGCGCCTGTACCGCGCGAACAAGCCGCTGACTGCGGCTCAGATCATGGAGCACTTCGGCTGATGGCTGCCAAGAAGAATACTGGTGGTCCGCTGCAAATGCCTCTCTTCGCCCCGGAAAGTCAATGGAGCCCGCCGTCCATGGCCGAGCTCCCTTCCTGGGCTGACGCCAAGCGGGTCTGCGTCGACGTAGAGACCAAGGACCCCTATCTCAAGCAGCTGGGCATTGGGGTCCGGCGCGGCGGCTTCATCACCGGGGTCAGCTTCACGATCGAAGACGGCCCTAGTGCCTACCTGCCCATCCGCCACGAGGGCGGTGACAATCTGGACGAGCGCCAGGTGCTGGCCTACCTGCAGGCCCAAGCGAAGGTGTTCAAGGGCGACCTGGTCGGCGCGAACCTGCAGTACGATCTGGACTACCTTCTCGAAGACGAGGTCGACTTCAAGGAGGTACGCTACTTCCGGGACATCCAGATTGCTGACCCACTCATCTACGAGCTCCACCACAGTTTCTCACTGCAGAACATAGCCGAGCGCAACGGGCTGCCGGGCAAGGACGTGTCCCTGCTGGAGGAAGCCGCGCGCATCTACGGGGTGGACCCCAAGAGCGGCATGTGGCGGCTCCCGGCGCGCTACGTGGGCCCCTACGCTGAGGCGGATACACAGCAGCCGTTGCTCATCCTGCGCCGCCAGGAGCGCCGCATTGACGATGAAGACCTGTGGGGCATCTGGAACCTGGAGAGCCGGGTGCTGCCCTGTCTGGTGCGCATGCGCCGACGCGGGGTGCGGGTGGACCTGGAGAAGCTGCGCCAGGTCGAGGAATGGTCGCTCACTCAGGAGGCCGAGGCGCTGGCCAAGGTCAAGCACCACACCGGCCACAGCATAGCGGTCGGGGATGTGTGGAAGGCCGGTGCTCTTGCCCCGGCGCTGGAAGCCATCGGGGTCAAGCTCGAAGAGACCAGCACGGGTCAGCCTCAGATAGACAAGTTCCTGCTCGGTGGCATCGACCATGAGGTGGCCACCTCGATCGCCTGGGCCCGCAAGGTCAACAAGCTGCGCACGACCTTCGCCGCGTCGGTGCGCAACTATATGGTCAACGGCCGCATCCACTGCACCTTCAACCAGATCGCACGAGAAGACGAGAAGGGCGACCAGAAGGGCGCGCGCTACGGCCGCCTCAGCTGCGTCGACCCCAACCTCCAGCAGCAGCCGAGCCGGGACGAATTCGCGGCCATGTGGCGCTCGATCTACATCCCTGAGGAAGGGTGCGAGTGGGTGGCCAATGACTACAGCCAGCAGGAGCCCCGGTGGACCACCCACTTCGCGGCGGTGCTGGACCTGCCCAAGGCGAGGGTGGCGGCCAAGGCCTACTGGGACGACCCCAACCTCGACAATCACCAGTTCATGGCCGACCTGACCGGCCTTCCCCGGAAGTACGCCAAGAACCTCTACCTAGGGCTCTGCTATGGTGAGGGTGGCGCGAAGCTGAGCCGCGACTGTGGCCTCCCCACCCGCTGGGCTCTCGCCTCTGGGCGTGGACGGGAGCGCCGGGTCAGCTACCATGCGACCCGCGAAGAGGCGCTCGAAGCGCGCCGGGAGGTCGAAGACGGCTACATGTTCGAGGCGGCCGGTGAAGAAGGCCAAGAGATCATTGATCGCTTCGACAACCGCGCGCCGTTCATCAAGCAGCTGGCGAAGAAGGCTGAGGCCCAGGCCAAGAAGAACGGCTTCATCAAGACGATCGGCGGCCGCAAGCTCCACTTCCCTCAGAAGCCGGACGGCTCCTATGACTGGACGCACAAGGCGCTCAACCGGCTCATCCAGGGCTCCAGCGCCGACCAGACCAAGGAGGCGTTGGTCGAGCTCGACGCGGCCGGGCACTTCATCCAGCTGCAGGTGCACGACGAGATCGACGGCTCTGTCAGCAACAGGGACGAGGCCTTCGCCATGGCGGCCGTGATGCGGGACATCCGCAAGGCAGAGGTTCCCTTCCGCGTAGATACCGAGATCGGTCCCTCGTGGGGCGAGGCAAAGTAGGAGGCTCAGGAGCAGAAACCATGATACTTTCAGGACAATCCATCCGCCGCCTGGGCATCCTTGACCCCTGTGCCGAACGCACACAGGAGCGCGGGCTGAGCTACGGGCTGGGCCCGGCCGGGTATGACTTGCGGCTGGTGCTCGGCACCGAACCGGACCCCATGATCAAGAAGGCCTACGACCATCCGGACGGCCGGTACTGCATGCTCAACCCCGGCGAGTTCACGCTGGCGGCTGGCGTCGAGCGGTTCACCATGCCCAACGACGTGCTCGGCATCGTCCACGACAAGTCCAGCCTCGCTCGCCTGGGCCTCAGCGTGTTCAACACCGTGATCGAGCCCGGCTGGGAGGGCTGGCTCACGCTGGAGCTCAGCAACAAGGGCCCCAAGCCCATCCGGCTTGTCGAGGGGCAGGCAATTGCCCAGGTAGTGTTCCACCGCCTGGACGAGCCGACTGAACGCTCGTACGACGGCAAGTACCACAATCAGGCATACGGCCCACAGGTGGCTCGTGGCTGAGAGTAACATGCGGGGCCGCGTCGTGCGTGCCCTGCGAAGCCTCGACGCCGTTGCGGTCGAGAACAAGGTCTATCCCGGCACCCCGGATGTCAACTATTCGGTGGGCTGGGTGGAGCTCAAGTGGCTGCCCCGGTGGCCCAAAGGGTCGGATCAATCCCCGGTGCGCGTGAAGCACTTCACGCCCCAGCAACGGGTCTGGCTCAAACGCAGATGGAGGAAGGGCTTCCACGCCTACCTCCTGCTCCAGGTGGGGCGCGAGTGGCTACTCTTCGACGGGGAGACGGCCGCCTTGCACCTGGGGAAGGTAACACAGCCCCGGTTGCGCGAGCTCGCACTCGTGATCTGGGATCGATTGGAAGGTGAGGAGCTCATACGATGGTTGACGCGCCACAGAAACTAACACGCGGGGAGCGTCTGACCATTGATCGTCGTCGGCGCGGGGAGCGACAGAGAGCGGCGGCCGCCAGGCTGGAGGTACCGCTGAGCCGGTACAGCCGGTGGGAGCGCGACCTGGACGCCAGCGCCCCGTCGGTGCGGGTCGGCACCCTCAAGGCCCACGAGCGGTGCTTCATCATGCGCCGCCGCTGCAACAAGACGCAGCAGGAGGTGGCCGCTGACATGGGCATCTGCCGCTACTGGCTCAACCGGATGGAGCTTGGGGAGACCGACTGCACCGACCTGGCCTGCTATTGGGAGGCCTGATCGTGAGCTTGACCGTACAACCTGACACCACTGCAGCCATCGAATTCCTGCGCCGCTGGGCCCCCGAAGGGCCCTGGGCCCTCACTGCCATCCGCCCTGACCGCAAGGCCATCGACACCCGCACCTTCTACCCGTCGGACGAGGACAGTGCGCGCCGCTGGCTAGGCGAGCACAATGGCCACCGGAACATCTACTTCCACGTCAACCCGCCAATGCGGGACATCACCAAGAAGGCTGAGCGCGAAGACATCAAGTCGGTCGACTGGCTGCATGTCGACATCGACCCCCGTGCCGGTGAAGACCTGGAGGAGGAGCGCCAGCGGGCCCTCAGCCTGCTGACCTCTAGGCTCCCGGCCGGGGTACCCGCGCCGACCGTAGTGGTGTTCAGCGGCGGCGGCTACCAGGGCTTCTGGAAGCTCGAAGAGTCCATCCCGGTGAACGGGGACCTGGACAAGGCTGAGGACGCCAAGCGGTACAATCAGCAGCTGGAGGTGCTGTTCGGCGCGGACAACTGCCACAACATCGACCGCATCATGCGGCTGCCTGGCACGGTCAACATCCCCGACGAGCGCAAGGCGAAGAAGGGCCGGGTGCCGACGCTGGCCACGCTGGTCTCGTTCGACGACGAGCTCGTCTACCCCATCAGCCAATTCACCCCCGCCCCGGCCGTGCAGATGCGCGAGGAAGGCGGCTTCGCTGGCGGCGGCCGTGAGCCCATCGTCAAGGTGAGTGGCAACGTCGAGCGCCTCAACGACGTGAACGAGCTCGACCAGTGGGGTGTGCCTGACCGGGTCAAGGTGATCATCGTCCAGGGCCGCCACCCCGACGAGGTCAAGGCCGGGGACAATAGCCGGTCGGCCTGGGTGTTCGATTGCGTCTGCCAGCTGGTGCGCGCTGAGGTGCCGGACGACGTCATCTTCTCAATCCTCACTGACCCCGACTTCGGCATCAGCGAGAGCATCATCGAGAAGGGCTCGAACGGCAGCAAGTACGCCATCCGCCAGATCGAGCGCGCGCGGGAATACGCCATCGACCCCTGGCTGCAGAAGCTCAACGAGCGGTTCGCAGTCATCGGCAACATCGGCGGCAAGTGCCGCGTGGTCGAAGAGGTGGTCGACCACGCGCTGGACCGGACCCGGCTGACCCGCCAGAGCTTCGACGACTTCCGCAACCGCTTCATGAACCAGTACGTACAGGTCGGTGTCGACGAGAAGAGCGGCATGCCGAAGATGAAACCGGCCGGGGCGTGGTGGCTGGGCCATCCTCAGCGCCGCCAATATGACACCATCGTCTTCGCCCCTGGGCGTGAGGTCACGGGAGCCTACAACATGTGGAAGGGCTTCGCGGTCACTGCTCGGCCGGGCGAATGCCAGCTGTTTCTCGACCACCTTCGCGAGAACGTCTGCAACGGCGACATCGACACCTTCAACTACCTGCTGGGCTGGTGCGCGCGCATGGTCCAGCACCCGGATAGCCCAGGGGAGGTGGCGGTGGTGATGCGGGGCGGCAAGGGCACCGGCAAGAGCTTCGCCGCCAAGGTGATCGGCTCGCTGCTGGGCCGCCACTTTTTGCATGTCAGCAACCCCTCCCACCTGGTCGGCAACTTCAACAGCCACCTCAGGGACGTGGTGCTGCTGTTCGCCGACGAGGCCTTCTACGCGGGCGACAAGAAGCATGCGTCGATCCTCAAGACGC